GCTTCAGACCGTCTTTCGTGATGCCGGCGGGCAGCGTCACCATGCCGGACGGCCGCGCCGAGTTTTCATGCACCCGACCGACGGACTCTTCGAAGGTCCGCGCCAGCGCCACGGCGTTGCGCGCGTTGCTGCGAATCCGCGATACCCCTTTGATGCCGTCGAAGCTCGGGCCGCATATGTGCAGCACGTCTTCCTGCGGCAGATCCTCGATCGTGTTGTCCGGCCAGTGGAAGCGGTAGCCGTTCTGGCCGTTCGCCAGGCGGGCAACTTCCACATCCCACGAATTGCACGGCTCAAAACCGATCACGCGCACCGCGTTGTCGTAGCGGATCGCCGAATAGTGATTGCCCCACAGATACAGGCCGGCACCCCAAAGCTCGCGCCAGTTGAAGGACGTCAGCGCGCGGCCGGGAAACGGAGTGAACGCCAGCAGCGGCGCCAGGCGATGCTTCGGCGCTTCCACCCGGCCCTGCGTCGGATCGTCGCGGTAGACCTTCAGCGGCAGCCCGGCGATCAGGCCGGACAGCAGCGACACGCAGCGGTAGACCGCCGACACGGCCATGGCCGTCTGCTCGCTGACGGGCGGCCCAAACAGCGGCACGCCGCCGTTTGACCAATCCAGCAGCCAAGCGTCCGGGTTGGAGAGCGAAGTGCTCGGATTCTCAGGGTTGGCCGCGCGCACGGCCGGCGCCGGAACAAGCCGAGGCTCGGTGCGCTCGCTTGGCGCGGCGCGCGCGGACGAAAATGGCCACATGTCTACCGACACGATACAGTCGGCGCGTGCCGGCTGTCAACTATGGCGTGAACGGCAGCGTGTCCCAACACGCCACGTAGTCAATAACCAGCGTGGCCGGCATCGGGGCGCCGGCCGGAATCGGCCCGGACCACCCGCCACCCTGCTGCGCCGATACGATCGGGAACATCGGGTCGGTGTAGTATGCCGGCGTGGCATACTGCGCCGTCGGCTTCCGGTCGAAGTAGAACGTTATGTGCGTCGCGTCCCACATGCAGCCGAAGGTGTGGAACTGCGTGCAGTCGTAGCCGGGCGCCCACTGAATCGCCTGATCCTGCTGGCCGCCGTCATAATGCACGGTCTGCGCCGCGAAGGTGCCCGAGCCGGGGTTGACGGCCTCGAGCACGTCGATTTCCTGATAATGGCCGTTCGCGCCGTTCGACATAAGCCACAGCGGGGCGTAGCCTAGACCCTGCTGGTTCGTCATCCGACAACGGACTTCCCAATAGCCGTGCAAACGGCGGAAATTCGACGCCACCATTTGCGTGCTGACGTAGGCTTTTCCGCCGCAGGCCGCAGAATACTGGCTCGGCGTGCGGTCCACCTTCAACACTGCGTTTCCGCTACCATCTACCGCGTAGAGCCCGGCGATCGGTGTGGCCGGGTTCAGCGGGTTCACTTCCCAAGCGTCGTTTTTCGGGTCGCCGTTCCATACGGACGAATCCCACCCAACCGCGGACCACGTTTTCGTCGTGTCCATATGCTGGCCAAGGCTCAACGCGGCGCCGTTGAAATCGTCGGCGAACACGGCGCCGGCGAGCGCCGGCGATACCGGGTTCAGCAGCCCCGCCACTTGAGTCTGCAGGGCGGCAATCTGGCCGGCCTGCGCCGTCACGGTTGATTGCAGCGCGGCCAGGTCGGCAGTCTTGGCGAAAGCCGCCAGCGCCGCCTGAACCGCCGCTAGCTCGGCCTCGGTGGCGAGCGGCGTGCCCGGCAGGATCAGGCCGGCCATTAGAACAGGTGCGCGAAAGCGGCAGCGACGGCGCCCACAGCGGCGCCCAAGCCGCCGCCGGCCACGACGTGCCACAGCTTCACGGCGCCCGCCTTCACGTCGCTGGCGGCCGTCTGGACGCCCTTCTCTACGCTGGCCACGGCACCCTTCACGTCGGCTTCGACCACCGGCACGAATTGACCCAGCACTTCCTTCGCGGCGGCCAGATCCGCCTCGGCGACAGTCACCAGTTCATGCAGGTTCGTCTTGGCCGCGGTCACGGCTGACGTGCTGTTCGCCACGATCGCCTTGACGGCGCTGGTGGCCGAGGCGAGCGCGGAAGCAACGGCGGCTGCGGCGGCAGGTGCATCGCTCATTTGGGCAATCCTTGGATGTATACCGGCACGATACGCGCGGGGCGGGGTGGCGTCAAGTCCACAAGTCGGCGCGATCCCAGATAGACGCGCTAGCGGGTGCGGGCGCCGTCACAGCGGCACCGATCGCCATGGCCAACGCTACCAGGCCGTCGATCCGGCCCGAGGACTTCTGTTTGTCCAGCTTCCGATTTCCGGCCGGGTCGCTGATCGCCACCGCGTTCGCGGCGCACATCGTCAGCACCGGATGGCCGCCGTGTGCCAGGCGGTTGTTCAGCAGTTGCGCCTCAAGCTCACGCACCGCCGGCCCCATGCCGACGAAGCCTTGGCCCATTTCCTGGAATCGGTCCGTCAGCCATTCCTCGGGAAAGCCCGCGGTGCGCAGCCACGGCTGCAGGTGGCGCATGTTGTAGCGGTCGAAGGCGACGCGCCGAATATCAAGCGCCTGAAACAGCCCGAGCAGCCGAGTCGCCACGTAGCTGTATTCGACGGCGCGGCCGGGCGTGGTCTCGATCAAGCCCTGCTGGTGCCAAGTGTCATACGGCACCCGGTCCTTAGCGGATTTTTCGCGCAGCCCCTCGGCCGGCAGCCAGCATATCGGGCGGACATGCCACAAGCCGCCGACGTTCGCCACCATGACGAAGGCGGTAAGGTCCGACGTTTCGGACAAATCGAGCCCGGCATAGACCGGGACGCCGGCGAAGTCGGCCGGCGAACCAAGCGGCCCGGCGTTGGCTTCCCACACCGAGCGAGATACGAACGGCGAGAAGGCTTCCACGCGCTGATTCAGGATCAGGTTGCGGAAGGCAGGTTCGCGCGCCGGCATCCGCTGCGCGTCGCGCGCTTGGCCCCGCACTTCATCGGCATTTTGGAAATCGCCGAACGCCGGGTTAGCGGCGCGCAAGGCTTCCTCGCTGAACGGATCCAAGTCCTCGCCGGCGGTATAGAGCGAAACCGTCACGCGCGGGTCTGCACCGGCCACGGCGTCATCAATCAGCACCGAAAGCAGGTCTGCATCGGTCGGCGCTTGGGTTGAAATGCAGATGGTCAAGGGGTTGTCGTGGGCTGCGGCCGCGGTCTCAATGGCTTCGTATAGGTCTGAACGCGGCCCCTTGACCTGTCCAAGTTCATCGTGGACGGCGAACACCGGCGACAGGCCGTATGCGGTGGCGGCGTCGGCCGACAACGCGCGATAGACGGTGCCAAGCTCGCGGCAAACGAGCGTCTTGACTGAGTCCTTCGGGTCCACGGCCGAAGCCATGTCGGCGTTAAGGCGGACCATCTTGGCCGCCAAGCTGAACAGGATGGCCGCCTGATCGCGGGACTGCGCCGCGCTGTAAAGCTGACTGTTCGGCCGAGCTTCCGGGCCGCACAGGTGGACAAGCAGCAGCATGGCGGAAAGCGCCGTCTTGCCGTTCTTGCGGCCGAAGGACAGGATCGCGCGGCGCGTGCCGTTTGGGTTGTCGTAAATCTTGCGGATTTCGTTCTTCTGCCACTCACGCAGAACCACGGGCTGCCCGACTAGCTTACCCTCGGGCACCCGGCAATGTTGCTCGATCCACGCAATCACTCGATCGGCGCGGGTTGGCGCCGTAGACCGCGGGGCTACTTTGCGGGCGCGCGGCTTACGTGGGGTGGTGGCCATATCAGGCGGCGCGCTTGTGGGCGGACACCCGGACAGCGCCGCGGATCAGCCCATGTTCAACAGCCAGGTTCACCAGCACGGCTGCACACGACATGCCTTCCTTATTGGCAAACGACTGCAGATCAAGCCGCTGCGATGGCGTCAGCCCGAGCGCGGCGAACAGCATTTGGTTCTGCGTTGTGGTATGGGCGTGGTCAACGACCCGGCGCGGCGCGAGCGCCACTGGTTCCACCTTGGCCACCGGCTGCACAACGGGCTTCGGCGCTGGCATATACCGCTTCTGCTGCGCCGGCGTGCGGATCATACCGTCGCCGAACACCTGGCGGATTTGGGCGCCGGAAAGGTCGATCGGCCGCATGTCCTTTGTGGTGCCGTCCTGCTGGCGCACGGGCAGCCTGGCGGCCTTTTGCACAAGCCGCGCCTGTTCCTCGGGGACCAACTTCTGCACGGCGTCCAGCAGCGCGGGAACCGGATTGAACAAGATCAAGGCTTCCGGGTGCAGCTTGCCAGCGGCTACGGCGGGCAAAAACGACGTGAATGAATTGTGATAGCCGCTCATGTCCTCGCCGCGGTTCTTCAGTTCGCACCACAGCACGGCCAGATGCCGCAGCCCTTCGGCCGTAGTCGCCAGCGTGCGGCGGAACTCGGCCCAAAGCTCGGGCGTGGTCATTTTCTTCAGGTTGAAGGTGGGCATTTCGGGGTTACTCCTGTGAGGCGAGTTGTTGCATAAGGGTCGCTTGGAAGCGGGCGAGGTATTTAGCTGCGCGTTTGCGTCTCACAGAAGCGCGGTGATGCGCGCGGTTTTGTTCCGGGTGTTCTGCGACCCACGCGGCCATACGCTGTTTAACCGGCTCGGGGTTAGCGGCGTATCGCTCCCTTGCACGGGCCGCTATTTTGTCGCGGTTAGTTTCCCGCCACTTAGCACCCTGTTCCAGGTGGCGTGCTCTGTTGGCCAAATATCTTTTGTGCCTTTGTTCAGCGGCGCG